CAAATGATAGATTCACAAAGTAAAAATAAAGTTAGAGGTAATGCACAATTATCTGCTAGAGAAAAACGTAAAAAATAAATATGATAACAATATACCAATTATCTAGACAAGCTTGTCCACCATGCCAAGTATTAAAGTCTAAAATAAACACATTAGAAGATAAATTTTTTGATTATGTATATGTAGATATAGATACTTTATTAAAACCAGGATCTATAGAAGAAGAAATACTTGTACAAGCTAGGAAGAAAGGTCACAGATCACTTCCTATAGTAGGTGTAGTAGAAACCTTTACAACAGATACAAATGATGTTATAGATGATTTAAAGTTAGTTACAAGCTTAAATCCTAGTAAATTAAATGAGTTTTTAGAACTAATAAAATAAAATGACTAGTAGTAAAGTAATAAGACTGTTTCCACTATTACACAATATTAAACCTTTTATTGTTGGAGAACACCCTGAATATCACCCTGATACTAAAGATTATGTAGATTACTGGGAAGAACAAGAAAAGAGATGTGTAGAAGGTTTCTGGGGATTAGATCAGAATGAAACAACAGGTGAAGGTGGTTGGAGATATTGTACTCCACAGCTTTATTATTATGTTAACTTTTGTGTTATAGAAGATGAGGATGAAGAAAACAATTCATCTTTAATTAAAAATCCTGACTTAAGGGATATAGAATGGATGATTTTTTATGCATGGTTAATATGTAGAGGTTTTAGTGGATTTGAAGATGATGATGAATATACGTGTAACCTATTAATTAAAAAATTAGAATCAGGTTCACTTCTTACAGCTAAAGATAAACTACGTTTACAAACAATGAAGAATGTATTACGTAGAAATGGTGAATACAAAAAATATATAGATCCTAAAGAGTATTTAGAAAAAACATTTTCTAAACCTTTAGGATTACCTATTTATGGTAATAATGCTAAGAACTTATTTGTATTAACATCTAGGGGAGTAGGTAAATCATATATAGAGATGTCTCTTATATCTTGGTACTTTAAATTTAATGGTTCTACAAGATATGATGATACATATTTTAATATGTCTAAAGGACCAGAGATTGTAGTAGGATCAGCACAAGCATCTAAAAGTACAGATTTACTTAATAAATTTGCTTTTAATGAGGAATACCAAAAAGATAACTTTGGTAGTTGGGGTAAAGATGATGATTTTATTCCTGGTTATTTTTATAATAATACATTAGGAACATTAGTAGTAAGTACTAAATCTCCTTATAGAAGAGAATATATAACAACTGTAGGTGGAGTAACTAAAACAGAAGGTACTAGGACAAAAATATATCATGTTACATACATGGATAATCCTAATGCTGCTGTAGGTAAAAGACCTATTATACTTATTATAGAAGAAGTAGGTTTAGAAGCTAATTTATTTAAAGTACATGCTGCAAATGAAACATGTTTTATTAGAAGAAACAAAGCAGGTACAGCAGCATACTTTGGTACAGGTGGTGACATAGATAAAATATTAGAACCTAAAGCTATATTTGAGGATCCAGATTCTTATGATATGTTATCTTTTAAAGATGTATATGAAAATAGAGCTAAACCTATAGGTTTCTTTTTACCATCTTATTATACAGATAACTCTTTTAGAGATGTTAATGGTAACCAAAATATAGAATTAGCATATGAACAAGAGATGTATGAGAGGGCTAAGAGAGCAGCAGCAGATAGTTCTGCAGCATTAGATGGGTATATGATGGCAAGACCATTAGTACCATCAGAAATGTTTTTATCTGGACAATCTAATATATTTCCTAAAGCAGCTTTACAAGACCAATTAACAAGAGTAGAAATAAAAAAATTATATGAAGTTTATAGTTATAAAGGATCACTAGATTGGAATAAAACTAAAACAAATGTAATATTTAAACCTGATATACAAAATAAATTAAAACCTATATTAAGTAATAATTTAGATCAGTACAAAGGTAATTTAAAAGGTGCATTAGTATGTTATGAAGCACCAGAAGATGAAACACCTAATCCAACTAAAAATAGATCTTTATATAAGATGGTATATGACCCTTATAGAGATGATGGTGAAGGTAGTTCATTAGCTTCTATAATAGTATACAAAGGCATATCTGAAGATAACTGGTCTACAGGTTTACAAGATGATATTGTAGCAGAATACTTAGGTAGAATGGATCTTGTAGAAGATGTACATGAACTATGTGTTAAAATTGCATTATATTACAATGCTAAAGTTATGGTAGAAACAAACATACCAGATTTTGTTAGGTATTGTAAAAGAGAAGGATGGTATAATTTACTACAATCTAAACCTTATGACGCTATTAGTAGATCTGTTAAAAACCCTGGTAAAAAATATGATGTAGGTATAGACATGACATCACCAGAATTACATGAACAAGCAGAACAATAAATTAGACAATGGTTATTAACAGATTGGAAAGTAGATGAAAATGGTAATACATTAAAAAATTTAAATAAATTAAAGTCTCCAGCTATATTAATACAGCTTTTACAATATGAACGTAAGAAAAACTTTGACCACGTATCTGCATTAAAATTATTAATGTTATGGAAATCACAAGAAAGAATGATTCCTATTAAAAAAGCATCAGAATTAGCTAGAGAAACAGTAGATGACTTCTACAAACAATTAAGTCATAAAACAAGAACAAATCACATAAATCAAAATTATCACAACTATTAAAAATGGCTATAGAAAACTACTTAGGTGTACCAATACATAGTTTTACAGATCTAAAACATAGACTTTCTTATAGAGATAAGAGAGCTAACAATTGGAAGTGGGTAGAAGATTGGGTAGACTACTATGACAATAGTTATAGTATTATGGATGATCCTGCTGAATATGACAAAATACTTTTAAATTATAGACTATATAATGGTAGAGGAGTTTACATAACCCAACCACAAGGAATTATTAATTCTAAAGCATTAGAAGCAGAAGGTTACTACTTTTCTGAAGAAGATATACCACACTATGATATAATTACACCTATTGCTAAATCCTTACATGGACAACAGCAATTAATGGCTTTTAAACCTATTGTAACAGATTCATCTTTAACAAATGTAACTTTAAGGGAAAAAAGAAAGTTATCACTAATGCAGGAATACATTAATGAAACAGTAATTAATCCTATTAAAGAACAAGCATTTAAAGAGTGGAGTTTAGAGAATGGAATAGAAGATCCAGCAACTTTATCACCAGAACAACAACAGGAAGCACAACAACAAATACAACAAAGAGAAAAAGCACTTACACCTAAAGACATAGAACGTCACATGGCAAGTGAATATAAATCTCCATCTGAGACACAACTACAACAAATAACAGAATTTACTATTAAAAGAGATAAGTTAAAGTTCTGGACAGATGAGAATTTTAAACATATGCTTATATCTGGTAAACAAGTTTATGAAACAGGTATAATGCATAACAAAGCATACACAAGAATATTAAACCCATTAGGTTTTACTTGTGGTGGTCCATCTGATGCCCACTTTATAGAAGATATGGATTGGGCTAAATATGAAGAATACATAACAATACCACAATTATTTAATGAATATGGTCATATAATGACTTCTAAGGACATTAAAAAATTAAATACACTAGAGTTCCCAAGAAGTGTTACAAGGACAAGAGGAGAGTTTCCAGAGCCTATGAATACTAAAATTGCAGAGTTTGATGCACAAACAGGTTTCTTTGATTATGCACCTAGAATTAACACTAAAGAAGGACAAGATTTTGTAGCTGCACTACATGCTAAATTTGGCAATAATAGTTATGCAGAAACAGAAGGTATTAGAAGAGTTAAAGTAGCATATAAATCTTTAAGAAAATTAAAACTTGTAGATAGATATGATAAGGAAAATAATAAATACACGCAATTTTGGGTAGATGATTCTTATGAAAGAAATCCTAAGAAAGATATTAAAGTAAGAGAAGTTTATTTACCACATATATATGTAGGAGATAAAGTAGGTTATGGTTCTGGTGATAGTTGTATGTACTTTAATAAAGGTCCAATGCCACACCAATATAGTTCTATGAATAATCCTTGGAATGTTAAATTACCTTTTATGGGAGTAGAATATTCTAAATTGTTTGGTAATACCCAAAATGTAGCACCATTAGACTTAGCTAAACCTTGGCAAGATAAATTTAATATTAAGTTAGCAAGAATAAATGAAATAGAAGCTACAGATGTAGGTAAAATATTTGCAGTTGCTACATCACTTAAACCTAAGGATTGGTCTTTTGGTAAGTGGATGATGATGGCTAAATATGGTAAACTATTACCATTAGATTCTTCTAATGAAGAAGTACAAGGTATGGATGCATCTATGTTTAAACAATTTGATTTATCCCAGATGATGGATATTGCAGGTCACTTACAGCATTTAGATTGGATTAGAAACCAAGCTGCATTAGCTATGAGTTACAATCCTGCAAGATTAGGACAAATTGTACCACAAGCTGCTGTTAGAAATACAGAACAAAATATTACCCAATCTACATACCAAACACAAGATCTTTTTACTCTACATAATGAGATGGTAGAAAGGGTACTTAATAGACATATACTTAATGAAAGAGCTGCATTAAAAGATAATGATTTTATTGCGTCCTATGTATTAGATGATTTATCTAGAGCAGATTTAAAAGTAGATAAAGAATTATTTAATTTAGCAGAGATAGGTATATCACTTAGAAATTCATCTGAGGACTTTAATACACTTAATAGTATTAAACAATTAGGACAAGCAATGATACAAAATCAGATGATTACATTCCCAGAATTAATTAGATTACAATTATCTAATAATATGGCAGATGCTTTAAATATTGCAGAGAGAGCTGAAGAGAAAATGTTACAAAGACAAGAAGAAGCAATGCAACAACAACAGCAACAACAAGATCAGATGATGCAAATGCAGAAGGAAATGCAACAAATACAAGCACAATTAGATGCAGAACAAAAACAATTAGATAGAGAGAATAAACTGCAAACAGCAACAATAGGTGCTATGCAAATGGCTAACCAACAAGATATAGATCAGAATGCCCAAGCAGACAGTATACAAAAAGAAATGTTTACTAAAGAGCAGGAAGCTATAGAGAAAGCTAAAGATAGAGAACACCAAACAAAAATTAAAGATAAAGAGTTAGCTAATGCAATAGAAATAAAAAAATTAGAATTAAAAGCTAAAGCAACAGCAGCTAGAAGTAAATAAATTAATTAACCTAGTAAGATATAATCATTATAAATAGATAATATAACAAAATTACATACGTTGCCCAAAATATTTATATAAGCAACTATTAATTCACATATTAATATTTATAATGGTTATAATTTTGCGCCAGTAAAAAGTAAGTAATAATGAGTAAAAAAGTAGCAAAGTTTGATGTAGCTTTTAATTCTAAGATCGGAAGAGCACAC